ATCGTTTTGAATCCTTGAAGTTTTTTGATTTTGCTAACAAGGTGTAAGTAGCTGATTTACAGTCCTTTGAACAATCTGCACCCTCAAACGTCATATGACTGATGCAATTTGAGCATGTCCTTTGCAGTTAAATTGTAGATGCGTAACATTGCGTGAATAAAAAAAGGGGGAGGTGTAGCAATCCACCTTGATCCCCCTTCGACACAAACGTTGCACCGTTTATGCCTCGCAATTGGTTACCCAATCACTAGTTGCCCAGCTGGCAGTTGCACTCCGGAATTGGAAAGGGCGCTCGCTTAGCCCTGACGACTTTCCCAGTTATATGATGGATGTAGCTCCATCTAAACTTTACGGGACAGTCGTTTCCGCAGTGTTTGCAGGTAGTCGTGTATGGCATACCCGTGTACGGTTTTCCTCCATTCAATATTAGGCTGGAGTTCTCCTATTGGCATGAAAGCCAATTATTTATGAGTAAGCAATAATGAGTTTGGAAAATGAAAAATCCCAGTCTGTGCAAAGACCGGGATTATAATTTATGACCACGTTAAGGCATGGGCATGTCCACCACGACAACACAAATGTATAATTCGATACGAAATTCTCAAAGAGCTGAAGCAAATTTAATCTATCCTAAGTTTTAAAAAAGGAGTGCCAGGCGCGTCAATTGCCAAACTATTTAGCATAAAATTTTATTGATCTGATTGTCAGCGTTTTGCAATTCTTTGCACTTGATAATTACTAACACTTTTAGGTATTTTGTTTATAACTATGGGAAATATTGATTGAAACAGTAATAGAAAAAGCCCAGGATATTGTCCTGGGCTTTTCGTTTATGCGATGTCGTTACTTTTTAGTTTTCTCAAAACCGGTGAGATAGCTCTTGTAAAGTTTGTCAACTGAATTGCCAAGAGCTGAGTCCAGTGCTTCTCCTGGAACGCCCTGCTGCCGGGCGATCATGGTAAGGATGTATATCTGTCGTTCTTGCAGATCAACCAGTTTGTTGATTTTAAAAACCCACCTGGCTATCACTACATAGAGGATCAAGCCGATGATGAAAAGGAAAATCATGAAGACTAAATTGCCGATAGCGTATTCCATATTGTTAGTTTGTTTGGTTACTAAGACTTTAATTTATTGAACAGTGCGACTGTCTCTCTCATCGCTGCCAGTTGTTTGGCTGTTATAACTTTATCATCATAGTATTGGGATCCTTGAAACCTGACTTTGGCGGATTTACATTTTAGAAGTTTTTCTACAATCTCAGCTGAGCTGTAGGTTAATTCCTCATCATACCATTCCCAGATATCGCTATCATTATCTCTTTCAAAGCTGCCAGTCCTGAGGTCATAGCTTTGGCCGTCAATCAAGAATGTACATCCCCTGATGAAAAGCCAATCATCAGCATAATACTGAAGCTTTAACCGGAGTGGGTTGACTGTGCTTTGATGAGTTGAGAAATAGAGATACACGGCATTTGCACTGTTGTATCGGGGAGTAGAAATGTGTTCATAGAAAACAAGATCTCGGAACTCATCCTTCTTTTTACGGAACTTAGTCAGCATCTTTTTGACTGATGGCGAATCCATCATGCCAGGCGACACAATACCTGAACTGTAACTCAAGCTACTTTCCTCAGCCGCCAAAAGTGAATTAGCAGCTTTGATAGCAGCTGATGCCTGTGAGTCAATACTCGCTACTTGTGAATCAATTTTTGCGTCAGTTAGTTTGGAATTGTTTTCTGTTTTTTTGGCTTCTTGGTTGCATGATAAAAGAAGCACCATCGATAGTGTTACAGCAAGTATGTGTTTCATGGTTACCCGTTTTCGATTTTCTTTTCCAATTGATCCAGCAATGCGCGGATCTTGTCCAGGTCTTTCTTTGCTCCCCTGGCATATGAAGCCGGTGGTTCTGCCAGGATGTTCTCAGCCTGGTTAACGATTCCAAACAGATAGTCAGGCCTTACCCCGTAAACTTCCCATGCAATTTGCACCTGCTCAGCTGTAATTCCTTTCACCCCTGACCTCATGCCAGAGAAGAAAGAATATTTAGAAACGTCAGAGACATTAAAATTCTTATAGAATTCATCGGCAGCCAACTTCTTATCCTTGATTTTCTGGTAGAAGTAGTCATGAAATCTGCGTGTTATCTCGTCTTTAAAGCGTTGGTTATCAGCCATAAATAAATAGCGTAAAGAAATATATCTAATTCAAAGACTAGATATTGTTTTGATAACTAGATTTGACATGTATTTGACAAGTAACTGACAGGCATTTGACAAGTAACTGACAGCCAATTGACAAATATCTGACAATGCGCAAGATAACTTATATGACGAATTATTACAAGCGACTCCGGGCACAATTACCAAGGAATTACGCTGTACAAATCAGTGAAAGGATACCGGGCACCAACCCACGCCAAGTACGGGCAGTATTCGGCGGGCTGGTGACGAGGAAGGAGATTGTAAATCCTATCCTGAAGGTTGCATTGAAAATCCGGGATGAAGAGCAAAAGCGCGAGACCAGACTGAAGATGTCGATTAAGTCCAAGAGAATCAACCATAAACGCGCCGCATGAAAAATCAGTTAATTATTTTAAAAGAAAACCCAACCCGGCTCCTGGGAGACTATTTCCCGGAGATCATGATCGATAACCGGGAGATCCTTGACCAGGAAGCGCAGTTCGAAATCGTGTACAAGAATAAGGTCATTGGCCGCGCAGCTCTGCACTACCGTATCCCTTACCCTTCCAGCTCCCTCAGGGAGAGCCAGACATACCTGGTATACAACAAGCCTACTCACTGGCTGCACCTTACCCTTTCAAAGCAACTTGAAGAAGGCACCTACAATTCATCCACTCAACTGGTATACTGCCTGTTCAGGTGGATAGAGCGTGACCTGCTGGTCTTTGAGGATCTGTTCAAGCAATCATGGGAGACTGTGGTCAACGAGAACCGCACACAGCTCCAAATGGAAATGGCAAGCTAAAATCTACCATAATGACACTACTACTCAACATCGTAATCGCTTTATGCCTGATCGCTCTTTTCTGGGTTTTCAAGCAGCCGGAAGGCAAGCAACTTATCACCAGGGTTTGTGCACACATCTCCAAATTTCTTGATGACAATGTGTTCTCTAAAGAGTACCGCGATGACATGATCCGAATGTGCATCAAGGATGCCTTCAACATGGTGGAACAGATTCAGGAATCCAAGGATGAAAATGAAGTGGAAGCCTGGTATTGGGAGGTTGACAAGTTCGATAAAGGCTACCGGGATAAGGTTCCAGATAAACTACTGGAAGATCATTGCAGCCGGTTGTACAATGCCTGCCATGCACGCCGCATTCAACTCAGGGTTCCCAAAGTAAAAGTATTTGACTCACCTACAATAAGCTTGTCATGAAACGAATTGCAATAGCCATCATTCTGTTTTTAGCCATGTCCTGCACAAAAGATGAATGTGCGCCACCGGAGATCACCGGCATCGTTGGAAACGTTGCACACTTTAAGCCAGCCGGTCAATACCTCATTGAGATGGAAGGCCTCGACAATCCCTACAAAGGCACCATCACCGTCACTGGTACTTCATACAAATTGGAAGGAGAGAAGTACCGTATCAGGATCCGCTCTGCATGCTCTGAATGGAGCGAGTGGTTCTATAAACCTTAGTTTTTTTTCATAAGCAGTTGGAATTGTCCAGCCCCTTGTGTCTACTCGGGGCTCTTTTTAACCTCTCAAACTTTTATCAATGCCAAAACAAAAGTTCGTTGATATCGCCGTGATCAGCACGGTCATCGATGATACTAAGAAGTATGTCACCGGTCTATCCCGGAGGTCCTGGGATAACAAGTTCATCGTGGCCGGTCTATCAGCTGATGTTGACCATGCTCAGGAGTTCTTCACTGTGGATGTAGCGAAGAACAAGATTGCCAACATCGTGAACCACCACAACCGGGAGTACACCGCTGAAATGGTTACTATCCCAGCATCCCGCCGCCATGCCTATTCACCATATGATGATGAAGTAAGATGATTCAGAAGGATCCACCAGTAATGACCAAAGCACAGATCAGGCTTGCAGAAGTCCTTCGCATGAAGGAGCAACTGATGAGCAATGCCAACCTTCGCAACCTGATTTACGAGAACCTGGACAACCAGGCTAAACTGGTGGATGGGTTCAAAAAGGTGGAAGTGGCTGCGATGATAGACCAGGCTCAGCAGCTGGAAAAGCAAATCATCCCTGCTATCATTGAAAAGCACGGGGAAAACTCTTCTCAGTTTAAATTCTGGAAAGGTGTTTTGGATACCGTCATATGGGCCATGTATCTGGTGGATCACAGTGACAGCTTGAAACGGCAGCTGATCAGAACGCAGCACATGCTTGGCTACTATCAGAATTTCGGAAGAGAGATGCAAGAAGAGCTGAACTACTATACTACTCTGGAGAGATTCATCACGGAAGATCAATTGAAAAAAGCAATCAAGAATGAAACCGATTCTATTTAGCACCCCAATGGTGCAGGCGATATTGGCTGGGAGAAAAACCCAGACAAGGCGTGTAATGAAACCTCAGCCAACTTGGGTTTTAAATGATGGTAAACCATTATGCCCTACATATCCAAAGTACCAACCCGGCGACATCCTGTATGTGCGGGAGACGTGGCGACACTTGGGAGGATTCGATAGTAGACCGGAGTATGCTGTTATGACTGAACGGGATTTTGTCTATAAGGCAGATGAAGAATGGAATGGACCTTGGAAACCATCCCTATTCATGCCAAAAGAAGCCGCCCGGATCTTCCTTCAGGTTACTGATGTCAGGGCTCAACATTTGCAAGATATCACCAAGGAAGATGCTATTGCGGAGGGTATAGATTCTTTCAGGCCAATTCCTGGTGATGGGTCCCCTGAAACATTGTATTACCACTATCTTAAGAATAAGTGGGGGCCGAGTCCATTACATAGTTTCCAAACTCTGTGGGACAGCATCAACGCAAAGACCAGCCCTTGGGAAAAGAACGATTGGGTATGGGTCTACACATTCAAGAAGATCGAAAACCCAAACCAATAACTGAATCAATACCAACTAACTCATGGATCTCGATATCCTGTCCCTAAATCCAATAGAATCGTGGCCACCGGAAAAAAAGCGCATGTGGGAACGTCTGCAGATCCTTGCACCCCGCATCATCGAAAAACAGGTGGACATCACTTCTGACCTTGGATCTGATTTCTTCACGATCAAAATGACCTTCGCACTGTTTGCCCAGGCGAAGGAGGCCAACACTTTTTATCACAAAGTCTGTGCGCTGGCTCCCAGCTACAACTATGACCACTGTGAGGATGCATTCAAAAAGGCTGCTGAGAAAACGAAATTCAAAACACTCAAGAGGCTGCTGGAAATCTGCCGCTTCCATGGCATTGATACCAACTTTGAAGATGAACCCGTTCCCCAGGATAAACAGTCTGAATATCTTCCGGAAGGAGTTGATGAAACCCAGTTTGATACCTACGGATTTTTTGAACACAAAAACCAGTACTTCACCCTGGAGAAGTCTGGCAACGGATGGAAGCCGGTAGCGTTCACCAATTTCAAGATGAAGGTGCTCTATCACATGGAGAACGGTATGAAGCCAAAGCGTACCATCGAGATCACCAACATCAAGGGTAAGTCCAAAAGGGTAGATGTGGAGACCGATAAGCTGGTGAGCAAGAATGAATTCAAGAAGCTGTGTGAAGGTTATGGCAACTACCGGTTTTTTGGGTCCGATGGTAAGCTGGATATGTTGAAAGCCTACCTGTATGAGCAGGAGTGCCCGGCTTTCCAGATCACTGAACTAGGCTGGCACGAAGATGGATTTTGGTGCTGGTCAAATGGACTCTTCAATTCCAAGTTCCACCAGGTGGATACCAACGGCCATGTGGAGCTGCATGATAAGCACTACATCATTCCATCGGGCAACATGGATGAACCGGGCCGCATCAAGAAGTTCAGCAGCCAGATCCGCTTCCGGCATTTTGCTGAGCACAAGTCAACCTTCACGGAATGGTCCAGGCTTTACTGTGAAGTGTTCCCACAGAACGGCGCGATCATCCTTACTTTCTCCGTGGCCTGTATGTTTTCAGATATCGTTTTCGGCATCAAGCAGTTCTTCCCGCTGCTGTTTATATACGGTGAAGGTGGATCCGGTAAAGGATCCGCGATCAAGATGGCTCAGCGGTTGTATGGCATCCCTCAGGATCCTTTGACGCTTTCCGGAAAAGCCAACACAGACAAAGCCAAGATTGCCATATTCGCCCAGTTCATCAATACGATGATGCTTCTGGAAGAGTACACACCCAACCATGACACGGATCAGCTGCTGAAGAACCTGTGGGATAGATATGGATATAAGCGCAGAACGATGGATTCCGGATACAATACAGAAACCGTTCCCATCCAGTCCGGTGTGGCGATCACTTCCAACTTCACCCCACAGGATGATCCACTTCTGCAAAGGGTGATATACCTGGATCACAATACAAACCAGTTTTCTCAGGATGCCAGTGACCGGTTCAATAAGCTGAAGGTCTATTCTGAGAAGGGAGTTACCAACTGTGCACATGAGCTGCTGTCACACAGGGCTACCATTGAATCAAAGTACCGTGACTTTCACCAGGATGTTTACAAAGAGATCAAGTCCAAGAATTCAGCCCTGGCTAATTGCACAGACAGGATGATTGAAAACATCTCCGTGCTGGTCACCATATACACCCTGCTCAGTGAGAACATGATTGTCTTCCCCTTCACCAGGGAGCACCTGATTGATGAGCTGGTGAAGACCACCATCCGGCAGAATGAGAAGCGTGATTCCGGTGGCGAGATCCAGAAGTTCTTCGACATCTTCCAGACGGCCGTACAGAAAGGAGATCTCATGGAGTATGTTCACTACCGGATCGATAACCAGCACCTATTCTTTAATGTGAAGCAGGTGTATGGGATCTATGCTGAGAATCACCGGCGCTTTTACAACGTGCCAGGCTTGACCCTCACCAACCTCAGGGATAAGCTAAAGATCCACCCGGCATACAGTGGCTACGCTGATACAGTAAGAATCTCCGGAGAAGCCAGGACAAGTGCCTTCCTGTTCCACTATGATAAACTGGGTATAGATCTGATCGCTGCAAGGGATGTGTTCAAGGGTATGCGCCGGAGCAATAATCCGATGAATGAGAGCTACCAGGATAAGGTCAACAAGGAGAAGGGAGGCTATGAACCGGTCATACCAGGGCCATTATTGTAAAAAATGAGTGTCGCAGTTCAAATATGGGAAAAAACGTTCCTGACAGAACCTGACACTGACAAATAGATAAAATAATGAAAATCAATAAAATAAGTAATAGTAAAAGATCTAAAGTGTCAAGATGCGTCAGGATGCGTCAGAAACAGGGTTTTCGTTTCTGACAGAAACTGACGAAAAACAGGCTGTTCCTGACAAAATTCAAAACTTAAATAATTGAAAATCAGCTATTTAAGGTTTTGTCAGGAATGTCGGGTTTGTCAGGAAGGTTTTTCAGTGTTCCAGTGTAAAACAACAATTCACTTTTATGTCACCATATTCAATCCCCGGAATCGTATCAGCCACCAGATTAAAGGTTAAGACCTACACAAAAGATGAGCTCATGGAAGCAATCCGGCGTACTGTTTCCAACATGTATAACCTGGATGCAGAAAATGTCCTTCGTAAGAATCGGAAGCGCGAACTGGCTATTGCCAGGCATATCATGAGGTATATGGCTAGGTCCCTTACCAAGCTATCCCTTAAGGAGATCGGTGAGTACTTCCCTGGTGGAGGGCCAGCTGATCACACTACGGTCATGCATTCAGTTAGAACCACTTTGGACCTTATGGATACAGATCCGCAACTAAAGGCACAGGTGATTGATATCCGTAAGACAATCGAAGGTGGAGGCATTGTGATCAAGGGAGAGAGGAAAGCTATTCTTCCAGAGTGTATGAGAACAAAAGAAAAATATTACTCAGCTCGAAAGCAAAGAACCACAGTGATAGTAGAGCGTGAAATCACAATGTCAGAATCAGAAAAAGTAATGACTAAATACTTATGAAACCATTCACACCACAAGATGATCAGTTCATCAGGGACAACTGCCTTACAATGTCCAGCCATGCAATGGATAAGGCACTTGGTAGAAGCAGGGGCGCAACCAGGCAAAGGATGGAGAGAATTGGTGTGGTTGTTCCAGAGGATATCAGGCAGAAGTTTTTTCAGGATTCGCTGATCAAACCGGGCAATGTTCCCCTGAATAAGGGAAAGGGCATGAGTAAGGAAATCAGGGATAAAGTCAAACATACCTGGTTTCCAAAGGGTCACCTTCCCCACAACACAAAGGAAGATGGACTTGTGGTTACACGTCTTGATAATTCCGGTAGACCATATATGTACATCCGTGAGAAGGTTGGCAAGTGGGAACTGTATCACCGGCATCTGTGGAGGAAGCATTTCGGAGAAATACCGAAGGGGCTGATTGTAGCATTCAAAGATGGCAACAGTGAGAATTGTGTGATAGACAATCTGGAGCTGGTAGATCGGAAGACCAACATGCTTCGCAACACCATCCATAACCTTCCGGAAGAAATAAGGAATACAAAATTATTAATCGGATCACTCAACCGTAAAATCAACAGACATGAGCAGAACCATAAATGATCTCAGGAATCTTCTATTTCAGGCAATGGAAAATCTCAAAAGTGGCAAGATCGATGTGAACCAGGCAAAGCAAATGGCAAACCTTGGGCAGGTGATAGTCAACAGTGCCGTTGCAGAAACCAAGCATTTGAGGCAGGAAGGCGGTGCGGGTACTGGCTTCATCTTTAACGCGGATGATAAGAAATCTCTTCCACTCACAACCAGGGAGCAGACGATGTCGGAACATGAAAAAGTAATCTCAAAATATCTCTGACATGGAACCAGTGAATAACCTGATTCAAGATTACTGCATCGAAAACAAAGTTGCTATAAGGTTTTCAAATCAAGAAGAGCTTGATATGCTGCATGGCCTTTTTAACAGAATGAAGGAACCTTTTTATCTATGGAAGTGTGGTGGGTGGGTCTCTTACACTCAATTCAAAATTGATATGGCAACCACAACTATGCAGATCAAATGCTCATTTAGTGAAGATTATATTCTTCTCAGTTTGCAAGAGTTTTTTACCCTGGCACTCCCAAACAAAAGCATTCTTGAATCAATAAAATAAAACAGATGGACATCAAGGCAACATTTCATTTTTATGCAGTTGAAAACCAACCATACATTGGAGCATATCGAGCTGGATCATTCACAGAAGGAAATCCACAGATCATGTTTGCTATGGACTTTCATACATACACTCTAAAGGATATTTCAAAGGAAGAATTGACAGATTCGTTCAAAGACGGGGTTCTGCAAACTCTGACACATGAGTTCTGCCACGCTATGCAAGAAATGCTGGATAAGGATTTTGACGAGCTTGAAGTTGAAAAAATTCTTGGTGCGTACAAGTCTACCTGGAACGTATTTGAAGCACCAGGAGCGGAAGAATTGCCTGAAGAGGTATTTAAAATTTCAGACTTGCTGAGGTGGATTGACAATGTGGATTGTGAAACTGCTGCTGATTTCAAGGATGCCTTAAATAACCTATTTATGGGTCACCGGCAATGGATAGAAGCTCACGGAATGACCAAGTATGAATCATTGAAAAAAGAGTTGGAGGATACAACAGCAACATGCAAAAAGTGGTATGAAGCTGCAATGTACTTTAAAGACATGGCGAACTTAGGAATAAGTATGGCCGACAAAAACTTAAACAACCCACAACCATGATATTCTCAAAAGTAAAACAAAGGGAGCAGGAGACTATTGAAAGTCTGAATGATTTTGAACAATACATTCCTGCTGAACGGATTGAAGAGTTTAGGGCTAAGGTTGTCCACCTCAGTGTTATTGCATACATCCGTGGAAGGATTCGCCAATTGTACAGGGTTATAGAACATTATGAAAAGTACATGCACAGGAAGGATTGCGAGAAATTGACAGCTTGGCATCCTGAGCATCTTGCACATATACAGAGAGAGCGAAAGAACACCAATACCCATCTTGCTTGCTGGAGAGGCAAATTGGAAAAAATGCACAGAGTTCTGGATAATGTAATCACAAGCCCGAAGGAAATCAAATCTTGACCACCCAATCCACCATATTACCCCTGCCACTTACCGAGGAAGAGGAAAAATTGGCTAAATTGATAGCCGAGATCTTGGTGGATAGCATATTGAACCAGCAAAATCAACAGTAATGGACGTAAAACAATTGAGGGTAGGCAACTGGCTTTGTGGTAAGAATAACAAATTCTTCAAAGTTGAAAGTATCTATAATACATGGAACGAAAATCTTGTTAATATAGATGCAAGTGTCGAAGGGATGCAGGGTTATGAAAGTGCGTGTATATCTGGTATTAATCTCGACCAGTGTACACCTGTGCTTCTTACTTATGATAGACTTTTAATGGCAGGCTTTGAGTGCTTTCATATGAACCCAAGACTTGAAACATTTTATATAAACAGATCCACCTATTACCCGTTCATCATTTACGAAACTAGGGATCGTCGGTTTTGCTTCAATGAAAATCTTGAAGTAAAAGATGTCCATCAGCTACAAAACCTTTTTTTTGCAATCACCGGAGAAGAACTTGATATTAAGCTATGAAAAAAGGCATACGATACCTCCGCATCTCAAAAGAGAAGCAGTCCAACTTCTCCATCGAAGCCCAAGATATGTACACCAAAGGCTGGTTTGATCGCAATGATGTGGAGATATCTGGCACCTTCATTGATGATGGGTTTACCGCACAGAACTTTGACCGCCCTGACTTCCAGAAACTGGAGGCCTTCATAAAACAGCATCATCGCAATGTAGACTACCTAGTAGTGAACTCCTTTGATCGTTTCTCCAGGGATGCCGGTGAAGCCCTGATGAAAATCAAGCAGCTACAGAACAAGTTTTCCATTTCCGTGGTATCCGTTGTTGAAGGTGTGACCTTTGACCGCAATGATCCAGGATCATTTTTTTATACAGGCCTGTTGCTTTTGAAAGGGGAGGATGAGCTGATCCGTCATAGGTACCGGATCAACATGGGCATTTACACTGCAAAGAAGAAGTTTGGCCGCTACCATGGCACACCTCCATGGGGATACAACCGGGTCAAAGATTCCGATGGCCGGCCCAACCTGGTACCGGATCCGGAGAAGGCAGAGGTGATCCGGTTCATCTACAAACACTTTCTGCTGGGAGTGCCTCAGTACATTATCCTGGATGATGTCAAAGCCATGACCGGCAATTTCATCAAGTCCAATTCTGCGATCAAACGGATCCTCACCAATGGTATCTATACCGGCTACCTGAATGTGAAGCCGGTGCGTGATCTTCCTGGTGGCGTGGTGGATGGTGCCTGGGAACCGATCATTGACCGTCCCACCTGGCACATGGTCCAGGAGAAAATGAAGGGCGGCAATCTGAAGCTCATTGTGGATGATCAGCTTCCACTTCGCGGGATCCTCAAATGCCACTGTGGTAAGACCATGACAGGCGCGCCCTCACGCGGGAAGTCTGGCAAGCTGTTCAACTATTACAAATGCGTGAAGCCTCACAATAACCTTTCTGCCAATAAAGCCCACCAGCAACTGGCAGAAGCGCTTTCTCACCTTTCTCTTCCGCATAACATGGTGGCCGCCATTACCCGATGGGCAGAATCAACCATGGAAGCCAGGCTAACGGAGAACAGGAAAATGATTGAAGCCAAGAAAAGGGATCTCCAAAATCTTGAGAAGCAGATCAACTCCCTGGAAGAGAAATACATCGCAGACAAGATCCAGCATGACACTTACTACCGGTGGCACACTGAGTTCACGCAAAAGAAGGTTGATATCCGATACCAGGTGGATCAGCTGAGCGCCGATCAGAACGAAGCCTTCCTCCTGATGAGGGCAGAACTGCCGAAGCTGACTGACATGAAATACGTGTGGGAGAAGGCAGGAACACTGCATAGGCAAAGCCTGGTGAAGACGGTGTTCGATAGCCAATTGTATTACCGGGAGGGGGTCTATCGAACACCCTACATCATGCCCATCTTCCATCGTAACACATTGATTCTGAAAGAAAAAAACCTGCTGATTTACGAAGGCAAGCTTCAAAATCAGCAGGTACTCCCGTCAAGTGGAGCTGGCGGGATTGTAATCGAACACCTCACCCGCTTCTTGGAACTGATCCGTAAGATCGCCTAATGTATAAACTGGGGAAAAACCGACTGACAATCAATGCATAGCGTAGCTATATTAGAGTCGTGAGGACATTTGCGGTTAATATTCCTACGAAGCCTTACCTGCGTAAATACATCCATAAGCGCTACGGACATCCTATCCCCTTGAACCATCGTACCCTGATTGGGTCCGTTATCCTATCATACTTGCAAAAGAAGGTGTATTCCGATAGGTCTTCCCAGGAGGATCTCCGGAATACTTTTTCCCAGTTCACTGAGCGCATTGAATGCGTGATCCCTCAGAACGAGGTTATCTGGGGCACCGGTGGGCTGAACATCGAAGTTGCCAAAGTGCTGGTCATCAACCGATACTTTGGGAACCATTTTGAAGAAGATCTCTACCATTTTTGCCAGCGCAATATTACACCGGGCCGGTATGCCGGTTATGACCGTGCCCTGGATCTATTTGCCAAGCGCTATGATATCGAGTTTGAAGAGGATATCACCTTTGAAGCTTTGAAGAAAATGGAGTACCGGTACCGAAAATCTTTTGAGCAAAATTTAACCGCAATTGTCCCGCCGTCAGGCAGCTACACCCAGATGTCGATTTTCGCGTAAACGGCTGTTAATCCTGTCCTTTCCCTCGCATAAATAATCTACCAATTTACACCCATGAACCAGTGGGTGCAGTTTGATTCCTTCCCAAAAGGTCCGGTCACTACCGGTCAGATCTGCGCGGTGTATGGAGTTCCTGTGGACTGGATCGTTCAGTTCCCTGAATTCAACCCGCAAACCCAATACCTCCAGGGGGATATCATCCTGGGCTACCAAAAGACCTGGCTTCGGTTCATGCCTGCTGCCACCAGGAAGGTTTTCCGGGAGGCCAGCAAAACACTGAAGGGCAGACCCTACTGGGATCAAAGCCTGGGCTTCAAAATCAATTGGCAGTCTGGCCTTACTCATATCAAAGCTTCCAACATGGTCAATCACCGGTGGGTGTTCATGGTCAAGGAAGCCGGCACTGGTCAGTACTACGTGATTGGCAAGCCTCCAGTGGGTGCTGAGATTGCTATTTCCTATACCAATGAGCAAGGAACGGTTACTGAGTTTTCAGCTTCATTTCAGGCTTTGCACAGAGCGCCATTGTACACAGGCGTTAACAGGTCCGCAATCAGGGTTACAGATGCAGCGGGAAACTTTATTACCGATGGGGATGGCAACTATGTTGGATCTATTGGCGCTCCAGGAAGTTGGCCTGCGATACCAGCGGGAACAGATTTCTCTTCAATTGACTTTACCGGGAACAATTTTATTGTGATATGAGTGAAAAGCTGATAAATCAATACGACGAAACTATTCCGGCGGAAACAGACTATGTGCTGATTGATGACGGATCAGGTTTTTATGAAAAGTCGCAGACAAAAAATCTTCCCGGTGGAGACGGCGACGGCACCGGTGGTGGTGGTGGTGCGCTTGAGGGTGTCCTATAAATTTTTAAGTATGGCAGAAATTAATATATCGCTAAAGAGAATGACCAATACTGGCGGGCTGTATCGCAAGCTCGATCTTTCTGCTACCGTAGATGGTGTTTGGAAATTCCTTGATTCTGACGGATCTAAGGTTGAGATAGTAGACAGGAAAGCCCCCTACATAGCAAGGCTTGGCGGCGTGCTACCTGGATCAGATATGACCACACGGGTGCAAAATATTGTCAATCATGCCGATGTAAAGGAAATAGTATTCGATAGCGGAGATATCACAATTAATGGCACTTTAACGATACCGGACGGTAAAACTATTCACTTTAAGAATGCCGCACAACTTACAGGTACTGGTAATATTATTGTTTACCTAAAAGATATAAAGTACAACATAGCAAGGGTTTTTTCCGATAGTTTTACAGTTAAGATACTTTCTCATGGTGAGCAGGTTCACCCTGAAATCTTTGGAGCTAAAGCAAACGATCCGGCATATGATAACGCACCTGCTTTTAACAAGCTGTTCAGGTCCGTTTATGGCAGCATTGAGAATATGAATGCCGGGCAATACGGCAATTTATCATTGAGAATTAAACTTGCGGGTAGTTATTTTATTCAGGATACGATTTACGTTAGAAACATCACCCCGATAATGGAGGGTAATGGTCACATTGATGGTACTAACTTTATCGCCGGTGGTGATTTGACCTCAAGAAGGACAGTTGCATCAATTGCTACCGGAGGGCACTATACAATTAACCAGTACAGAATTTACAGCCCACCAGTAGGGAATTTGACGATCACCATTCCCACAATGACACCCGGCACAGTGGTGCATTACGCCATTGCAGAGCGTGAATTTTCATTGGCTAGAACGGCAATCAAAAGAGGGTCGTTCACCTATACTGGACCTGATTGTGTTATCTACAGGGATTACAGATCAAGCTACTCAGAGAGCATTCACCTTTCTACGACCTATGTACCCTACGCATCAATAGACTTCGAATACCTCTCTACTTACCCCCTTGCGTATCAAACAGGGTTGATAAATCAGGTAGGCCATCAGGTGACAAGTTTAAAGTTCAGCGGCTTAGAGTTTCTTTCAGCTGCCGCGAATAACAATACGCACACGGTAGCTGATACGCCCGCTTACGGTCCAGTTCCTCCTTACGATGTCAAGGTAACAATGACGGGCGTTTCAAACGGTACTACTCTTTATTGCACGCGAATAAAAGACGGCATTGTACAGGGTTCGGCAACATTCACATACAGCGGCGCGGATAGTGTAATACACACAAACTACACTCCGGGGATTCTTAGTGCTACCAAATCCCTTAACGAGTGGTTTGTTATCGGTACAACGGCAGCGGTGGCAGAGGTTGTAAATGGCAAATGGGCTATCTATGGTAACTCGGTTGGAATTATCAATAGTGTTGCATCATCTACAATTACATCGTGGAAATTTGACAACGACAACCAGATGTCCAAGTTCTTTTGGCAGGACAAGGCGATGTTCAACATCTCAGGGTGCGATAACCTTGAAATGTCTGATCTGTGTTTTAGGGCACCCGCATCCTTGAATCCATTGCAAAAACCGTATGCAGCAATTGCAGCGTATGTAGACATAACCAATCCGAATGTTTCTGTAAAGACACAGAGGCAGCATCTTTACAAAAGCCTTCAATTTAAAAACTTTACTTATCCTGATAGTGGGCAATGGACAAAGTATCGTAGCTTCTTCGCAAACTTCGCTTGTGATGGCCCTTATGCTAACAACGATTTTTTCAAATTCTATCATTGCAATTTCAGTCAAGCTCAATATTGTTACTTCAACGACAACCAACAGGCAGTAGCGCATACTCTTTCCGAATGTTATTGGAACCAGTGCGATTGGGCTATAGCTAACATGGCTGGAATGGTGGCCGTAGATAAGTGCTTTCCAGAATTTGGCGTATCATCAGGGTTTATCAAAGTAATAGGCACTTCAAATGAATCTGTCAACTATCAGATTTATGACTTTAACACCGAAGGCATATCTGGATGGTTCTTTATATATGCTTGGGGCGGCGCAGCGGTGAACGTTGATCTGTACAGTCCTCAGCCTGTATTTTGGCGGGATTTTGGATTGACAAAGGAGTTCTACTTGCTTGCTGCGTCACAGATTTCGCAGGTTAAATTTGTAAGCCACGGCGGTAACTGGATCATGGGCAACGGCGGCGGTGCTGGTCTTGTAAAGATCCGTGCGGGATCGTCAAACCTCTCAGGCACGTGTTCAGTGTCTATCAGAAACGCGTTCTTCTATCCCAACAGTCTTCCCAGCCTTGCAATTGAGATATTGAACTCAAGTTTTATGCTTGAGCTAAATACCCATTCCGGGTCATACGCGCAGGGTTACTCGGGGCACATTTTCCGTGGTTGGGTTTCACAGTTTCAAGAAGTGTGGACTAAGTACGCGGCTATAGATCCCAGCAACAATGGATACCTGAACTTGTTTACATTGATGTCTAATGAAAATAGTAACCTGCAATCCAATTCAACAGGCACTACATGGCTTGATATTGGGCAGTCAGGAAGGCTTGCAACCCTTGGATTTGCATCAGAGTCATTTTGGGCAAGGATAGCAGCAGCAACAGTGGGCGAAATTACATATGCAAACAAAATACCTGGAGGCAAAAATATTATTGGCCTCGGAATTAAGAATGCTCAACAGGGTTTAGTATTCGATACATCATCAGATATAACAACATTGCTAACCTATGGATACTGCTATGTGGGTGATTCATACGATTATAAAAAATTCGGTGGATTTGACGCTTACAACGTAGGTTCTAAGAATGACAAAGCGTTGACTGATGTTAGGTATGATTCCGATGAAGATTTGGTTCTTACAGGCGTGTATAAAACACCATCAGGCACAACGGGAACGCTGGCATCCGGTGGTAACCTTACTGCATCTGGCAACTTGTTTGGTAACAACTCGGATTCCATCAACCAGATTATAGGTCGTAAAATATGGATCACCAGTGGGGCTTATGAAGGCTTGCAAGGCACTGTTACAGGTAGGGTGAGCAGTTCGGTTATTACAACTTCATTTTCAGGTATTACAATAACAACTCCTTTTTCTTTCGAGGTAGAGGGTAAGTTTACTGCTTCACCCGGTTCAGGTATCATGAGTTTTCTTATTTCGTTTCACTTTTCAGAGGCTAACAGAAACGGTGTTGCTGTTCAGTATCTGGAAGCAAACATTCCGCAGCTATGATAAAAGTATACAATACGGTTTATTCTTTGCGTAGGGTTAAAACCTATGAATCAGGAGTGTTGTACAATGTAGTTGATTTAAACGCTTTCGGATTCTGGGTGTTTGATCCATCTGATACCACGAGTCCGCATGATGGGCTAAACATTGTCGTTAACAATTCGGGGCAGAGGATTAAAAGACAAATTTTTCTACTAGCCTTGCTTCCTCCTAGTCTTACCGCAACTTCAGGCGCGTTTGGTGATACCGTGAATCTTTCTTGGTCGCCCAGGCCTACATCTGGTGGATATAACGTACAGTTTTCTACTGACAACATAAACTGGACGGGCATAGGTGGAACGATAGCAGCGGGAACTACAACATACGCCCATACGGGAAGAACGAATGGCGTTTTGTATTATTACAGGGTAAAGGCTTTAGCGGCAGCAGGGTATCAGGAAAGTGAGTGGGCAACAGCCTCCGTGACCACTACTATCACCCTATTGCTTGATACCACCAACTCAGCAGGCGCATGGAGCGTTACCCGGAAACTCAGGACAAGTTATGCAGGTTCGGCTTTTCGTGTCCAGCGAACTTCGGACAACACCCAACAGGATATTGGATTCAGTGGATTGTATGTTGATGAATCAGCTTTATCAACATTTGCGGCGGGTACAGATGCCCATGTGGTTACAATCTACGATCAAACCGGAAATGGAAGAAATGCCACAGTTGCCGCATTGACTAACGCGCCTAAGATCGTCAACGGCGGCACGCTTCTTAAAGAAGGTGGTAAGTTGGTAATGGAATTTGACGGCACAAATGATTATTTCGATGTGGTTGATTACGCATTAGGCACTACCTTCTTTATATTCGCGGTCGCTGGAAAGGTATCTACTAATACAGTGAATACTATTTATGGTCGCGGTACGACAAATTCCAATTACTCTCGCGACGGTATGTTATTCCTCGATACGGCAACAAATTTACTAAATATTCAAAGGGTGGATAGCGCCGGAAATATTGGTATGGCTGGGCAAAGTGCTACGCTCGCCAATATGCAACTGCTTTCTGGTTCGTTGGTCAGTGCAAATTTGAAGGCATCCGTAAACGCTGTTGAGAGTTCTAATGTTTTTTCAACTGTTACAGGTAGCGTTGACCCACAAACAAGTATTGGTGCAGTTGGCGATGGCGCAGCAATCAAATACTTTTTCAAAGGTAGAATGTCAGAGATTGTTGTTTACACGACAAATCAAAGCTCTAACGTATCTGCTATCAACACTAACATTAACACACACTATACAATTTACTAATGGCTAGGAACACAATAGTAGCAATAATTCTAGGTGTATTCACGGTGATACTAATAACGATGGCAACAATGGACATTATCACTGGTGAGGTGTTCGCTACTTCTTTAACAGGCATTACCAGTGTAGCTACAATTATAATTGGAATAACTAGTAAGGATAATCAAGACAAATGACATTCAGAATGAGCGATGATAACATCAGTTTTACGTTTGGTAGTTTGCTAGCTGCTATCCCTGCTATTAGCTGGCTGTGGCCATTGCAGCTTCATGCTATGGATGCCGGTAGCATGGCAACTATTTGGATTATCAAGATATTCGGCACAATCATTCTGGGATTCTTGGGTGGTCTTACGGGTATGTTTGGGAAAGACGTTTACAGACTTATAAAAACAAAACTACGTGAAAATAAAAATTTGGGCAGTAATCGCGGCGGCGGCGGTGATTCTAGTGATAGCATTGACGATCAGAGGTTGTAAACATGAGCCGATTAAGGACAATACGCAGCAGGTAATCGACTCACTGAAAGATGTTATTGAGAGAAAGGATATCGAGATCCAAAAGCTGGATGAGATTATCACTCACTACGCGGAGGCTTACGATTCAACGGCGAAGGTTAATGACAGCTTACAGGACCGGGGAGTAAAGACTATCATCAGGTACAAAGAAGCAAAGGTTGTTGCTGACACAGCAGAGATCCTGCGTGTATGTGATTCTCTTGCTACCGAATACGAAGAGTTTATTTTCCAAACCAAGGAGACGATCAAAGCTGCTGACAGCCTGATGACCGCGCAAAGCACACAGATCGGGGAGTATAAGATCCAGAACGATGCATTGAAAGCCCTGGTCAAAAATCTGGAAGAGCGCATTGACCAACAGAAGGAAGAGATCGATAAGTGGAAGAAACTTGCCAAGCGGCGAGGGCGAAAGATTGAATGGTAACACGTCAAAATCAACACTATGGATACAGTTAAGAACATTGGAAGGGTATTGCTCTTCCTGGCAATTGTGGTACTCCACATTTACTTCAGCAGAGAGGCCTTGATCTGGAGCTGGATAACCCCTATTCCTTCGGCTTTTCTCTTTACAGCTGCAACATATGGCCTGGGTGATATCGCCAAGCCATGGAGTGCACCGTCTGACCAGGATGGAGTGATCAGGCGCAATGGCAGCCGGTATATTCTGCTGTTCCTCGCCATCGCTTTGTACGTCATCGGATTCATTGACAGGGGATGATCTGGATATACATCATATCAGCTGCCATTCTCAACGCCCTGATGGACATCATGGAGAATGAGAACTTCTTCAGTTCCAGGCTATCAAATCTGAACCAGAAATTCTGGTACAAGCGGGAGAGCTGGAAGCACGCGAAGAAGGTCTTTGGGTGGAAGTTTGACAGCTGGCATGTTGCCAAATCACTGATGGTGATGGTGCTGCTATGGGCAGTTGCTGATTCAGTCATCCAGTGGCTGATCCTGGGTGCAGTCTGGAATTTCGTTTTTGGTATTACCTATAAATTCCTAAAGAAATGATGCTTGTGATTATCCTTCTGGCTGCTCTTTTTTTCATCATCAAATTCCTATCCGATGAATCTGGATCTGGTAAAAAAAGGTGACCGGTTCAAACCGTTCTGGAAAACTGAACTTCCCAAGGCTGGGATCAATACTCCCTTAAGGCTTGCAGCCTACTTCGCGCAGTGTGATCATGAATCCATGGGTTTTACGGCGGTAACCGAAATCCTGAACTATTCCGAAGATGGGCTGATCAATACCTTCCCAAAGTACTTCTCCAGGATGCCTGGTACCGGCAAAGCCCATGCCGCCCAATATGCCCGGAAGCCGGAGAAGATTGCCAACCTGGTATATGCCAACCGGATGGGCAATGGCAATGAAGCATCAGGGGAAGGGTGGAAGTATCGCGGGCGCGGGATCATACAGCTCACTGGTAAGTCAAATTATGCAGCCTATTCTCCTTTGGCTGTGATCAACCCGGATATCGTTTCCCAGCCTGAGCATGCCGTGAAATCATCAATCTGGTTCTGGACCAGCCGGAACCTCAACAGGCTTGCAGATGTGGGTGATACCGTTGGCATCACCAGGATCATCAACGGAGGCGTGAACGGGTTATCACACAGACAACAACTTTACCAACAGTACTTAACGATTTTCAAATGATGCAGTCTAAAACAACATTCGTACATAGCTGGGTAAACGGTTTTTGGGAGTATTACCCTGACAATTGGGACAAGGTAAAGAATCTACCATTAGTGGTTTACTTCCACGGCTTGGGAGATACGTTCCCAAAGAAAAGTTTACAAGCTTATTCTGACATCGCACTCCCATTAAAGATTAAACAAAGCGGGATGCCATTTGATTGCGTAGTATTTATGCCGCAGCTTAATAAAGATTGGGCAGGTGGTGCTACAATTCAAAACATCATTGACTGGGCTATTAAAAATTACGCAGTAGATACGAATAGAATTTACCTTACCGGGCCTTCAATGGGCGGTGGGTCCATTATGGATTGGGCAGAACAAGGCCGCGTTTCTTCCGTTGCTGCAATGCTTCCAATATGCCCGGCATCGTGGTTCACTACCCGATACTCACAACCATACATTGATAACAATATTCCGATCCGGTTTTACCACGCGGAAGATGATGATGTTGTTGATCCATCATCTTCAAAGTCTTGGATGGACGGCCTAAACAATTTAGGCATCAATCCAAAGGTAGAACGTGTGTTGTATCCCACCGGCGGGCATAACATTTGGGATAAAGTTTATAACGATACAGATGCATGGAATTGGTTATTCGCTCAAAGCAAAGCAACCCCTAAAGCGGTAGAAGCTGAGTTCAGTTTCCCTGGCGGAAAGTATATTCTTTACTCGGATAAATCTTGGATCAAGCAATAAAACAGTTCCTGTGAAAACGGGCCATAAAGCTACTGCTGTTGCCTAGTAGTTAGTCTGTTGGTTTGGGCCGGGCCTTTTTAGGCCTGGCTTTTTTGTCCTTTCCATACAGGGAAATCATGATGAATTTGAGGCGTGGTTTACAATAAACATAATCAATTATGCCAGACAATGTAGCGTACACACCGGGCGCAGGTGCAACAATAGCAGCCGATGACATAGGTGGAGTATTATACCAGCGAGTTAAGCCAGTAACAGGTGAAGATGGTGAAGCCGTTGATGTAAGTCAACAAAACCCAATGCCGATAGCAGCATACGGCGAATTGTTGGAAGCCATTGAAGCTATGCGCATGGCAATTAACTCCCTTACCAGAACAATAGGACTTGCACAGGTAAACCCGTTAACAGGCCGTATGTTAGTTGATGGGTCAGGTGTGACTCAGCCTGTAAACGGCAGTCTTTCCAGTATAACACAAGTTTCTTTGGTAGCTAACACCCAACAAGTAGGCGGACAAAATGCCAACTCGTTTGTTCCTTCATTTGAAAGGATGACAGCAGATAACTTAAGGAGAAATATAGTCACAACATAAAAAAAATAGTATGCCAACAACAAACGGAAATAGAAAATTATTAGACCTAAAAAGATGGGAGCAAGTAACACCATGCCCTACATCAACACAGGCAGGTTCATTTATTGCATCTTCGCGTCATTTCAGACAACAGCAGTTACTTGTGAGAGATGTTAGTACTGCATTCATGTACAACCCTACGGAGGATGGCTGGGTTCAACTACCATCGCCCGGCCTTAATACGTTAGGCGCAGGGGCAGCAGGTGTAGCATGTGCATTCGGTGCAGGGGCAGCAGTCGCATCTTCATTAACGGCAACAGGTGGAACTACATCGACAATTATCACCAATCAGACATTGGCTCGTTCAATAGCGGGTTATTCGGTTCATATCTTATCGGGACCAAACGCAGGAGTAACGCTTCCAATTTTATCAAACACAATAGGAGCAACTGCAACTATTACAGTGGCAACACAAGCATCGGCATTTACTGCATCAACCGTTTACAGGTTATGCACCCCAGTGTTTTACTGTTTAGGTTCAGGAACTTTAGCATCGGGTTCATTCAAAAAATACGACTTTGCTACAAATACTTGGGTGACATTGGCTCACGCAGGATTAGCGGCTACCATTGGAACGGATAGCAAGTTAATTAGTACGCCTTCATGGTTAAACACAGAATACAAAGCGTTTGCAACAGGAACGGCAACGGCAAGTGGCGCATCTACTTTGACAAATAGCGTCAAAACTTGGGCAACTAACCAGTGGACAAATTATCAAATCAGAATCGTATCAGGAACAGGAGCAGGACAAATTAGAACTATTGCATCTAACACAGGTACAGTTATCACAGTTGGTTCAGCATGGACAACACAACCAGACGCAACATCTGTTTATTCTATAGAAGGCAACGATGATTTCATTTACTACATGGGAAACAACGCGGTAACTCTTTACCGCTATTCAATTTCTGCAAACACTTGGACTACCCTTTCACCAGTAGCAGCAAGATCAGGTGTAGCGGCAGCAGGTATGAGTGGGCATTGGATTTATGCAGAAACTAATACTGCTTGGAATGATGAAAGTGCAATACTAAATGGTCGGTACATCTATTCATTTAGAGGTGAGAACTCAAGTGTTTTGCATCGATATGATATTGCCGGAAACACTTGGGCTACTATCTCATACGCGCCATCGGCTGAAGTATTTGGCGCGGGAACAAAGTACACCTATGTGAATGATAAAATTTACATACAAAAAGATGTTACTAACCGGTGGTTTGAGTTTGACATCGCGGATGCAAATATGATGGGATGGACGACAATGTCAGTGGTGCAAGGTGCAGCGGTTGTTGGTGATACTGCATTTGACGCGACATATTACGATGGCGAAACGCAAATTCATTATGTGTATATGTTGCTTAACACATCGACTCAGATGTACCGTCAAATGATAATCTAATGCTTTTAACGCTTTTACGCAATATTGGGGTAGCGCCGAGTGGTTCAACAACCGGCGCCAGTGCTGGTACTTCTTCAGCATCGGCCTTGGCAATCGCCACAGTAAACACTGTTGGTGCCGCCGCCGGCACCTCATCATGCGTAGCGGTATCCCTTGCAATAGCCAACACATCAGCAATTGCATCAGGCACATCTACAGCAGGTATCCAGATAGGGGATACAATTTTAGATACCACCGGCGCAGCATCCGGCACATGTACGGCCACTGCTACCGTAAGGGCTACCATCAACACTACAGCTGTTGCAGATGGCATATCCTCAGCTACTGCAGCTGCCAGGTCAATAGTATCAACCACGGGCGCAGCATCCGGCACATCTACGGCAAGCATTGAAATTGGCATTACAACCATCAATACATCAGGAGCTTCTTCTGGAACATCTGCAACATCTTTGTCTGTCATCGGCAGGGCAAATGTTTTGGCCGCAGCTTCTGGCACTACAACATCCCAGGCACTTGCCATAGCAATCTGTAATACAGCAGCGGCTTCTGGTGGGTCATCTGTGGCGTTTGCGTTGTCGCAGTTTGCCACTATTGCAAATACTTCCGGGTTGGCTGATGGGGTATCATCGGCTTCCTTGAACGCCTTCGGCCTATTAATTATTCCACAGATTATCAGCGCATCCAGCCGAATCAGATCTACAAAGTCCGGTGACAGCATTATTTCTTCAACCTTTAACGCTTATTCAAAAATATGAGCTACTACGCAGGTGATTCCTACACGCTTCTAAGACTTGACACAGGTATCTCCCTCGTTGGGGCTACCGTCACAAGGATACTTTACAGAAAGCCCAATGGGCTCAAAGGATTTTGGACGGCCACCCCTTCCGGCACTACCCTTCAGTACCAGCTGATCAACGGAGATATAGACCAGCATGGGATATGGGAGATACAGGCATATGTGGAAGTAGGTAGCAAGAAAGCGCTAGGAAAAATTGTAGAGATCAATTTCGATAAACCTTTAAATCAGTAACAATGAGCAAGTCAAATTCCCTGGAGAACGATTTTCTTCTTCTCCTTTTCAACAACACCAATGCAGCACTGGTTGGTGATGCCACCGGTCTGAGGGGTTCTGTCGCAGCCGGCAGCCTTTTTATCTCTCTTCACACAGCTGATCCTGGTGAGGCGGGCACGCAGGCAACAAGTGAAGCCACATACGGATCATATGCAAGGCAGGCCGTCGCTCGTTCCGTTGCAGGTTTCACGGTAGTGGCTAACGCTGTGAGCAATGCCGCTGCAATCACGTTCCCTGCTGCATCATCTGGATCTCAGACGATCACGCATTTTGGAGTAGGTACGGATGCTTCCGGCGCAGGCAAGCTGTTGTACAAGGGTGCACTCACGCCATCCATTGCAGTAAGCACTGGGGTGTCTGTTAACATCCCTGTTGGAGACCTTGATATCACTGAAGATTAATCCTGTCCTTTCCCTTTTTTTTAATCCTTGCAATCTTTGATCCAATGATTCAGATTCTCAGGCAATTGTTGAACACTAAATGGCTCATGGAGCCCACTGCTGCAAAGCAATGGAGCGCGGTGGCCATACAGTTTTTGAATGGGGATCTGTCACCAGAAGCTTTCACTGAGCGTAAGCAGGAGATCATGGCCGGTGTGCCTGTAAAATGGGATGCCAGGAATGCATATAAAAGCTTCCTGCGTGCAGATGAAAGTGGCAACTACGCGCCCAAGGGTCCAGTGCAGATCGTGATGATCGATGGCCCCATCATGAAGTATGACTACTGTGGTGCTGCCGGTACCATGACCATGGGTCAGGCAATCATGGCGGCCAATCAGGATGATTCAGTTCAGTCCATTGTGCTTTACATGGATTCACCTGGTGGATCTGTGGATGGCACTGAAGCTCTGGCAAACATTGTCAAGGGATCTCAGAAGCCGGTGGTTGCATATGTCAACAGCAAGATGGCCAGTGCTGCATACTGGATCGGTTCAGGAGCCAAGATGATCGTGAGTGATGGGTCCAACAAAGGGTTCAACGCTACCATCGGTTCCATCGGTACCATGGCCAGCTGGATTGATCGCAAAGGGATGTATGAGAGGCAAGGCGCTGTGGTGCATGAGGTGTACGCCACTGAATCCACAGACAAGAACGGTGACTTCCATAAGATGAATCAGGGCGATTACACGCAGCTGATTCAGGAGGTTCTGGATCCACTCAATGAAACTTTCCTGAGTGCGGTGAAGGAGAACAGATCCGGGAAGTTGAACTTGGAAAAAGAGAACGTGCTGAGCGGGAAAACGTACAATGCCAAAGAGGCCATGAAGTTTGGCCTGATCGATAAGATAGGAACCTTTGAGATGGCAATCAAGGAATCCCTTACCCTAGCCAAAAAACAAAAAAAGATGGAACAATCAGTGACCGCATTTAATCGCACCCTCACAACAGCGAAGGCTGAAGCTTTTGAAGTTGTGGAGAACGGGTTTCTTCTGACCGAAGATAACCTGAACAATATTGAAGCTCAACTCGGCAGTCTGGAAACTGCTGCTGCTGAAGCTGGCACCATTGCCACCGATGCTCAAACGGCATTGCAAGCTGTCAATGAGCAGAACGCTCAGCTCACTGCAGACCTAGCCACTGCAAACAGCCGTATTGCAGAACTGGAAGCGCAGGTGGAGAAGATGAACCCGCTGACGCTTGCTCCGGTAAACACCAACAAAGCTGCTGATAGCTTTTCGGATAACCCTGAGGATAAATACCTCACCAGCTATGACCTTGAGAAGAAGGCTCAGCTGGCCAGAATCAAGTAATTCATACACTTTAAAAACTAAAAAACACAGATCATGCCAACTCCCGATCTTTCCGCGTTAACCAGCTCGTTTGTTGAGCGCGGTCCGTCAATTTTCGAAAAGAACCTGCTCAACTGGAACCTTCGTGGTCAGGGCGTTCAGGTTCGTACCAATGTCAACGCCCCTCAGGCGATGACCAAGCTCAGCGCAGTGGGTAACCCACGCCCTTACACCGCTGCTGATGCGTTGACTACCGGCCCGAAATTCACTGACAGGGTGCTGACCGCATACCAGTCAAAGTGGGATTTCGATTTTGATGCCGAAGAATTCAGGAACACATACCTGGCTAACCAGGATGGTGCACCGTTCTATGAGCAGTCTTTGAACCACATCTCCAAGGCTTTCTTGGATGAGGTGCTCAGGAACTCATTGTATCTGGGTGTACGAAACGCTTCTGGCACTACCTCCGCAGCCATCGCAGATGGTTGGGGAACATCCATTGCGGCTTTGATCACAGCAACAACCTTGAGTCCCGTTGTTACCGGTGCGATCACCGATGCCAACGGTGTTGACAAGTTCGAGCTCATGGTGACCAACGCCCCCACCTGGATGCGTGAGAGAGGATTCAGCATTTATTGCTCCTACGCGAAGTTTGACAACTTCCGTAAGCACTACCGTACCGCGTACAACTTCCAGTTTGACAAGAACGCGGAAGGCCGGTACAAGATGGACAACTTGAACGTTGAGATCCGTCCTGTATCCTGGATGGGTACCTCCAGCCGTCTCATTGCGACTTTGCCAGACAACCTGGTGTTCGGTACAGACGCTGAGCGTGTACGGGTAGCCGCTTCACAACGCAGGAACATCATCGAGGTTCGCTTGATGATGCCCATTGGCACACAGATCCAAGATCTGGACGCTATCCTGGTGAACGATCAGGCATAAACCAATCAATCATAAGGGTGCCTGCGGGCACCCTTTCAAACTACTAACATGGCAAAAGCAAACAAAGCCCCAAAACCTGCAGCAGATGTTGCAGAAGCTGCACAAGCAGAAGCGCCCAAAGCGGGCCAGAAATTCACCGTTGATGAGCAAGACTATGTCTACGCCATCGCGAAGTTTAACGTGCCAGGCATCGGAGAGAGGACTTCCTTGGAAGCCTCTACTGATGATACACAGTACGAAGAGCTGGGTGGTAAAACCATCAATAAGTTCCTGGTATCGGTGAAGGCAGGGGTGATTGAAGAAGCATAATTCTTACCATTAAAACTTAATACAGTGCCTTACAATTTTGGAAATATCACAAGCGCAGTTGTTGGTGCCGCGGACATTAAGCCCGGGCATTCTGACATTGCCCTGTTCGCACCACTGTCAGAGTTCACACTGATCCAGAAACCTGCCACTTGGGCTGCTGCCGGTGATTACAAAAAGATCACTTCGGCTCACACCTTTCCTGCCCTTAAAGGGTTTTCTCAGCTAAAGGCTAAATCTGGTGCAGTGCGCCAGGAGGGTTCTGCAGCTGTTGGTGAAAAGGGTGGACTGGTTCCAAACTATCAGTATATCATCACCGTGAAAGGTCACTCTGCCGTCATCGAAGAATGGCTGGAGCAAGTGATGAACGAAGATGGCATCTGGATTTTCAATGATCCTACATGCGGCGTTAACAATTACGTCCAGCTGGGCTCTGAGTGTAACCCTGCACAAGTGAGTGCGTACACTTCAAAGAGCGGAAGCCGGAACGATGGTGGCGTGCGTGAGTATGAGATCACCATCCAGAGCGCAGACAAGTACTGGTATTCTGGTGCAGTGACCGTCAAAGCGTAAACCAATCAAGCATAAGGGTGCCTACGGGCACCCTTTCAAACTACTACTACAATGGCAAAAGCAACATCATCATTTCAGTTCAAGCATCCGGAGGTAGCAAAGAACTACCAACCGGTTGACTGCCCCGCAGACTTTAAGATCAGGGTTCCCCAAGCGAATTGGCCTGCCAATGGAGATCAAGGATGGTTTTCCGAGATCACGCCAGAGGTGGCTGATCAGCTGATCAAAGAGAAGTACAACCGTCTGTCTCCCGTTGAGTAAAACACATCAGTTTTAACGTTTTTTTCCCAATGAAAGGCCGCAGTAATTGAGTAACATCGCAGGCTCAATTTATACCATATGAGAGCACTCAGCTTAGAGGAACAACAGCTCCTGGATCATATCCGGGAACACAGGGAAGAGCTTCAACGTACCCTGTTTTACCTTGTACTGAACCACCCGAAAGATCTGCCAAGTCCACCTGAGCCTATCTACAGCCTGTACCTGTTTATTGGTGAGATGAAAAACTAAAAAAGCCCCTTCCCTCGGGGCTTTTTTGTGTCCTTTCCATCACGGTTTTATCATTGCAACTTGCTACCATGGACATCAATTACGATGTGGCGAATGCAAGAATTGTGGGATGGGCACAGAGTACCAAAGGTGACCTTGTGACTGAGATCCGCACCCTGGGGATCAAGCACAGCGATAAATCGAAATCTCCGAAGGCGGCGGAAAGATCTCTCACCGTCCGCACTCCCAAAAAAGACAAGCTCATATCCCGCGTATCATATGCCATTCCCCGGCACATGATCTACGTGCATAAAGGTGTGGGCCGTGGCACCACCATTGACCAGGTAGGATCCACCAACCGCGTTGCAAAGCCCTGGTTCAATCCAGTCATTGAGCGTAGGATTGATGAGCTGGCAGACATCGTGGCTGAAGAGATAGGTTCAGAAATCATTAATAAACTTTTGATCAGGTAATGGCAAACGAAGTTGTTAATCGGCGGCTCAATATCTACATCGATCAGGCTACTGCTGAGCAGTCCCTGGAGCGGCTGACCAAGAAGGAGAATGAACTGGTGGCGGCCATTGAGCGGCAGAAGAAAGCTGGCAAGGATGCCACCAAGCAGATGAATGACCTGGCTGACACCAGGAACCGCATTGGCCAGATCAAGGACGTGCTGGATGGTAAGGTGCTGCCATCAATACGGATGGCAGAGGCTGCTGTGCAGAAGCTGAACCGGGAATTGAAAAGCCTTCCAGCCAATAGCGAAGCAGCAGCGCAGAAGCTGCAACAGCTGAGGGCGGCAGAACAGACGCTACTTCGGGTTCGCAATGCAGCCAATGGCATCAACACGTCTCTGAATGATATCGCAAAGAACCAAGGCTTCCTGGGTAAGATCCAGAACGGGTTGGGTAGTCTGCTGGGTAACGGTGGGCTTCTGGCTGGTGGAATCTTGGCGGGAGGTGCAGTATTGTCTAGTGCAATTAACTTTTTGTCTGAAGGAGTTGATGAGGCATTGCAGGCTGAAGAAGCTGCTGCCAGGCTTAAAGCGACACTTGATAATTTAGGTAAGTCAGATGCATTCGAGCGAATATCTAGCCAGGCAGATAATCTTGCGGAGTCACTTGGGTTTCTAGACAATGATGAGATTCTGGGAGTGTTTGACAAATTGCTGTTATACGGTAAGTTGACTGAAGACCAGATAAAGAAACTCGTTCCTGTAATTCTGGATTTTGCCGCCAAACAAAGGATAGATCTCGGCACCGCTACTGATGTTATCACCAAAGCGCTTGAGGGTAATGGTAAGGCCTTGAAGACCTATGGCATCAACATATCGGATGCAAAAGATGAGACTGAAGCTTTTGGGATCATTATGGATCAACTAAAGCCGAAGGTTGATGGTGCTGCTAAAGCCTTTGGAGAAACTACCGCTGGGCAGATCGCAAAAACCAAACAGGAAATTGCCAACCTTAAGGAGTCGATTAGTACGGATCTGCTGCCAGTGATCAAAGAATTTTTTTCGGCGATATCGGGTGTCACCCAACGAATATCTTTCCTCTATGACAAGGCAAAGGATATGAGTTTTTGGGAGCGGCTCAAACTTGGTTTCAAAACGGTAACATCAGGCGGTAAGAACCTAGTGACTGGAGAACTTGAAGATGATTTCCAAAGACAGCGAAGACTAAAAGAACTTTCGCGAAACGCTCCTAGTTTGCCCTCTTTCACTATCCCATCAATAGATCAAACTGTAACGAGAGGTACCGGGTTGACCGAGGAAGAGATTAAAAAAACTGATGGTCAGAAGGTGTTGAACAGTTTGAAAAGGGAGAACGAAAAAGCCTTGAAAGACTTTCAGGATGTAAAGAACAAGGTGCAGGATGTTGTTCAACCGATCCTGGCTGCATATCGAAAAGTTAATGAAGAAGCAGAGGACCGCATCAAGAAAATAAATGAAGCACTTAAGCGTGGGCTGATCACTCCTGAGCAGGCGCGGGAAGCTCTCAATGGTGTAGAAGAGGTTTTGAAAAGGGAGCTTGACAATTTAGCATTCAGAAAGGTATCTGAAGGCAGGATTGATTTCACATCATTTTTTGACTTGGATGAAGATCAGGCCAGAGCAAAAATAAAGTCTCTTATTGAGACGATGTTGAAAACAGGTTTTGAGGAGGCTACAAAACTAGCCCCAACCAAGATACCTGTAAAAGTCGATGTTGTGCCGAGCAAGGAGGTTCAGGCCAATATCGATGCCAGTCAAGCAGATCCAATCGGTGATTTTGCAAGGAAAAACCAGGACAATGCTCAATATGTTCTTGACACTATTTCAGGACTCACTGACGCGTATACAAATTTATCCCAGGTAAGGGCAGCAGCTGAGGATGCAGCCTTACAAAAAGAACTTCAAAACAACGAACTCAGGAAAAGGGCTGTTCAAGAACTTTTTGATAAACGTGTCATCTCTCAACAGGAGTACGAAAGGAGAGTTGCACAGATAGATAAGCAATCCGAAAATCGGCAACGTGAGATTAGGAAAAGACAGTTTGAGCGCGATAAGAATGCTCAGACGGTGCAGGCGCTTATTGGTGCCGCATCGGCAATTATCTCAACTCTTGCAGCAAGACCAGGTACACTGGATGCTGCAACCTTTGGAGTTTTAAGAGCTGTTCAGGTTGGTTTGGTTGCTGCGACTACCGGCGCACAAATTGCAGCCATTCGCTCAGCCAAAGCTCCTCAATTTGCAGACGGTGGTTTTCTCCCTGATGGACCCAGCCATGCGCAGGGTGGTATCGCACTCGTTGATCGCGCCGGCAGAAAGATAGGTGAAGTGGAAGGTGGTGAACCAATATTATCCAGGAAGACATATGCCAGGAACAAGCCCCTGATTGATATGCTCATGGCAGGATCTCAATCCGGTACCGGCCTCATGACAATGAATATCCCGAGGATCACCAGCTCAATGAAGACAGTTTTTGAAAATGGTGGATTTATTCCGAGGGCAACCGAAGCATCAAGCAATGAACTGACTACAGCCGTAAAGGATCTGAACCAGATCCTTGCCAATGGCATCATCGCGAAGATGCTGTATGGAGAATATGAAGACGTGAGCAACCGGATTGATAACATCAGGAGTCAGTCCAGGGTAAGTTGAAAAATTCCTGTCCTTTCATTGGGCAGTATAAAGATGAAAATTCGCACCAGTGCAAACAGTTGAACTATATGAAGTAATCAATCACATCGACAGCGGCAGGCCGTTCAATATGACCTATGTCACCGCTGACAAAAAGAAGGGTACCGGTGGCCAGATCAAAGTTGTCAAGAACTGGGTTCGCTGCGATCTGGCCGCCATGCCTGAAATCATTCTCAGGCGTAATAAGGTTGATAAGATGCCCAGGCATCAGGAGCACAAAACAAAGAACATCATGAACCCTGCAACCAGGGATATCAAAAAGGTTCACATACGGTTGATCTGTGAATTTAATGGGAGGAGAGTAGTATGATCATCAGTAATGGAATTGGTTATTCCACAAAGGGACGCACGGCGTTCATCACTGGCTTGTCTGGCAATCCCAATCAGAAGGATGCCACGCAGCCCATTTATGAAGACCTGACCAGTACTAACCTTTGGGCCAACTGGGGTGCAGACAATCAGTTGCCCATCACCATGACCAAAACCATTGAAGGTTGCGGTGTGCTGATGTCAGCCATTGATGGCAAGGCAAGGTTTGGTTTGGGACGCGGTGTGAAGCCTTTCCGGATCGTGGAGACAAAGCCAGATGGAAGTGAAGTGTTAGAGCCAGTGTATAATACAGAAGTGGAAGACTGGCTGGAAGAAAGCAATATGTTCTTCCAATCCTTTGCGCTCTTCAAAGACATGATTGGTTTTAGCAACTACCATGGCCGGTTTAGGTTCAATAATGCAGGGGATAAGATTGGTCTGTTTGTTCGCGATGATGTGAGTGAGTTCAGGTACGAAAAAGAGAAGGACGGGAAGATTACCAAAACATTTCTTTGCGCGGACTGGTCAAAGACCCCAAGCACATCCGATAAATCACTTATTGAAACTCCACTATTGCCTTGGATTGGCCCATCCCAATACCTATCCAGCATAAAACCAGAACAGCGCAAAGCCGCGCAGTTTGCCATCACCGGCAGGCTACCTGGTTGGAACCGTCACTACTATTCCATGCCTACCTGGTATGCTGCAAAGAAGTGGGTGGATATCGCAATGGGTGTTCCTGATATGAAGGCTGCTATGTTTGAAAACAACATCAGGCTGAAGTATGTGGTGATCGTCTATGATGAATACTGGAACCTGGTGTATGGTAGTCAGTGGGCAGCGTTCACCCCTGAAGAAAAGCAGCAGAAGCAGGAAGAGCTTTTCCAGTCCATCGATGACTGGCTGGTAGGTTCGCAGAATGCATACAAGAGCGTGTACATCCCTGGAACGCTTGATAAGGTATCAGGCAAGGGACTGCAATACATTGAGATCAAACCCATCGATGATACTACCAAGCAGGGTGAACTTTTACCAGACAGCGCCGCCGCAAATAGTGAGATCCTCTTTGCCCTGATGATGAATCCGGCACTGATGGGAGCCGACACGCCAGGCGGCCCTTATAGCGGCGGTGCTGGTTCTGGTTCTAACATCCGTGAAGCTGCACTGGTGCAGGTGATGATACAGGAGTTTGAGCGTCAGCAGATCAGTCGAATCCTGAACATCGTGAAGAAGGTAAATGGCTGGCCAGCTGACATTGTGTGGAGGTTCCCAGGACTGGTTCTTACCACACTCGATACAGGTAAATCCACCAAAGAGGTACAAACGGGAGGTTAAGATGCCACTGATCACCACTATTCAACAGGTAAAGCAGGTGCTGAAGATCAGCAACCTCAACAATACATCCACGCTTCCGGATATTGAATCCGCGGAAGAGAAGTACATCATTCCCAAAATCGGGAAAGCCTTATACAACGAGCTACTAACGGCGTATCAGGGAAATACGCTCACCACCATCCAAAAAGCGTTGCTGCTGAAGGTGCAAAAGCCTTTGGCAGCTTTCGCCTATTTTGATGGACTGGCTATCCAGCACGCGATGATCACTGACACCGGTGTACGCAAAATTGCCACAGATGCGATGCCAACAGCGTACCGGTGGGAATTTGATGGAGTGAAAGATTCGCTGGCAAACATGGGCCACCAGGGTATGGAATCCCTGCTTCAGTTCCTGGAAGACAACAGTGCCAGTTTTCCGAGCTGGACCAGTTCCGAGGCCTATGCCGTCCGGAATAAGTTTCTGATCAAAACAGCACTGGACTTCTCAGACCAGTACAGAATAGATCAGCCTCACCGCACTTACAGCTCATTGCTGAGTGTCATGGCCGATGTGGAAGACCTCTACATCAAGCCAACCATTGGTGAGGCTTTTTTTGCTGAACTAAAAGCAGATCCAGCGCCCACAGCTGATGAAAAGCAGGTGATCGCAACCCTGAAGAAAGCCATCGCGCAGCTCTGCATTCACCATAGCCTGGAGAAATCCCTGGTGAAGATCACTGAGGCTGGTGTGTCAATTTATGACCGCTATGCGGACAGGGGAGACAGTACCGCGTCGCAGCCTACCGCTGATCAGATTCAGTTTGTGTTAAATGCCACCAAGCGGGATGGTCAGTCTTACCTGGTGAAGGCAAAAACCTATCTGGATCAGAAAGCAAGTGGATCTGTGTTTGCAACCTATTTCGGCAGTTCCTACTACTCCGCACCAAAGGAGTATGAGGATCCCAATAAGAACAGGAAAATCTTCAGATTTTGAAGCAGCTGCATTTCAGAAAATGGACCTATGACGTTCCAGAATCATGGAATGAGATGGATGGCAAGAGGCTTACCCAGGTGATGCAGGTCATTGAGTCCGGCATGGATGACGAGAAGGGGATCCTTTCTCTCTTCCGCGCACTCGCTGATATCCCCTGGTTTCAGTTTTATCTCATGAGGGAACGGGCGCTGATGGATACAGCTGTGGAGTGCACAGAGTTTCTGTTTGGCGAGAACACGCTGACCCGTAACCTGATTCCATCATACCGGGGCTTGTACGGACCTGCAGACGGGCTGAGCAATATGAAGATGGCTGAGTTCTGTTTTTCTGAATACCGGTACATGCAGTATGTGAAAGAGTCCACGCCTGAAAATCTGGATCTCTTCATTGCCGTGATCTACCGCGAAGGCAAGAACATGTTCTATGACTACGTGCGCAATCCTGATGGGGACGTGAGAAAGAAATTCAATGATGCTATCTCCCCACTGCTGGCAATGAAGATCCGCAAATGGCCGAACCACGTTAAAAGGGCGATAGTTCGCTTTTACGAGGGTGCCAGGGACGCGAAGGTGAAGGCCAACGACAAGGTATTTGGATCCAGTGACGGGCAGGAAAGTTTGTATGGGCTATGGTCTGTCATGAGATCCGTAGCAAAGGAGGGAACCTTTGGTGATTTTGACCGCGTGAATGAGCAATATGTGGACACCATCCTCATGGATCTGAACGAGGTGGTGGCTGAAGCAGAGCAGATTGAAATGGATCGTAATAAAGTAACCGTTAGCAGATGACATATTTTGAAAATATCCAGGCCTATATCCAGGAGCTGTGCCAGAAGCATAAGAAGCTTCTGCACGGCGAAGGCGGTACCGCATTCATGCCTATGACCGTGGCAGATGAAAGTGGAGCCATCTATCCAGACATCAAGCCCACCTATGTCAAGGTGTTGGATGCATCGTCTTCGGTTCGTGAAGGAGATATGGTGTGGGTGATCCAGCTGGCTGTGATGCAGAACGTGAGCATGAACGCCACCGTTGGCCGTGAGCAGGCCATGGAGATCGCGTCCAGGGAAACACAGGAGATCCTGTATGATTTCATTGCAAGGATCCGCAACCAGGATGATGAGAGTTGCTCCTTTATGACCAGGCTTTTGGATGGCAACATTGAACCGGTTGCCCTCAGCGATCAGAGTGCGGTGGGCTGGCAGTATTTTCTTCGATTCAATACGCAGGGACCGGATTATAACGCAAATTCATGGGAGGATGATGTATGATAACACTGTTGGAGAGGCCCTATGAGGTTTGTTTTTCGCGCAACCCTGTGGTGTACAAGTTGCAAACGAACACTGTGCTGTCAACCCAAGGGTTGAAGATTGATGTGCGGTTGATGTTCCGCCGCTTTGGTGCCAATAATTTCATTCAGCAGATTGCGATATCCTTGGTGCCGGATAGTTCCGGTATTACCGAGATCGATTTCAGCAAGGTGCTGGACAGCCTGGTTGACTACTCTTTGCCGGCGATCACCACGGCTGTTCCGGAAAGGGCATTTGACCAGGTTGGTGAATTTTATATCGGTTACCGGGAGGTCACTACAGCAACTCCCAACCCGGCATGGACCACGGACGGTAGCACCATCCGGGTAGTGAAGGGAGGCCTGCCGCATGAGAAATGGCAAGGCCCGAATTACTTTATCAACAACAACGGTGTGCTCACCTGGCAGAAAACTGGCAGGCTCATTGGGCCCACTGAAAAAGCATGGTACTCATACCTGCACTTGGGCACAAATAACCAGGCCAATATGGCCGCCAAAGTGAACTTATACTTCACCGATGGTACGGTACAACTCAATGCGGTGACGATCAATTTACCGGACACCGCAGTGCCCAAGTACGGGATTTATCGCATACCGGTGGGTGCGCAGCTCGGGCTGAAAGATGTTCAGCCGGCAAAGACCATCCACTACTATACGGTGCGTATTGCAGCAAACACCACCAACCTGACCGTTGAGTTCAAGTACATCGTTGACTACCGTGGCAACTATTCAAAGACCACGCTTTACTACATCAATTCCCTGGGTGGGCTGGACTCTATGCGCCTGCTGGGTGAGATGGGTAAAAAGGTAGCCTATGACCGTCAGTTTTCTGAGAAAACCCTTGGAGGGAAGTATTACTCCACCACGGAGATCGCGGCCATGCAGGAGAACATCAAGAACGTTGAACAGGTTACCTATTCCGGATCCGTTGGACTGATGGATGATGAGGATCAGTATGACCGGACCCGGGATCTGATGATCTCCACCAAAGTAATGATCATCAAGTTCAACCGATGGGCACCGGTACTGGTGACCAACAACTCTGTTGATATGGGTACCAACAGTGACCCGATCAAAGATTTTCCGGTTGAGTTCACCCCGGGATATGTCAATGAGTCCTATGCACCTGATATCCGCATTGGTGATCTCCCGGTATGCCCGCTGATCACCAGCATTAGTGCGGTTGCGGGTACGCTCAGCTGGGGACCATCCAGCGCATCTCATGTGCAGTATGTGGTAGAGCTGTGGGATGTGCTTCAAACGGTGAAGCAGCAGACCATTCTTACCACAAGTAATTCGTACACGTTTACAGACTTTGGGTTGATCGGCTATGCCAGGGTAAAAGCCATCTGTGGATTTTCTGAAACGCCATTCACTGACTTTGTATACATCGCAGTATGATAGGGATAAAGAAGAGCGGAGAGTATTTGGATTTGCAGCCTGGTACCAGGATACAGAGGGAGCGCAGTTCCCCAATTTTTTTGGAGCAAACGGAAAGCGGCAAGGATGCGATCCCGGGTGAGGTGTCTTACCCTTTCACGCTTCCATTGAGTGATAAAAACCTCAGGCTGTTGGGATGGCCGGATCAGCTGCCGGTGAATAAAGTGCTGCAGCACGATGTCATCCTCGAGGATGCTGGTATGCAGCTCAGCCAGGGTAAGCTGGTGATCAACAGCGTGACCGCTCACCTCAACAAAAGCAATGTAGGCAACATTGATTGCCACATCCTTTCCAATATCAGTGAGTTTTGGCAGCGCGTGAAGGATAAGAAGCTTAGTGATCTATCCCTTGGTGGTGAGAGATCCTTTGCATGGGCAGGATATGATCTTACCACTCCTGGCTTCTGGAAGCATGCGCACGACACCTGGGCTTACAATGACAGCGATGATGGTGACTATGTTTTCAGTCCCATACTTTGCAAAAACTATAAGGGTGAAGATGAGTTAACCTGGATAAATGGCTGGGAGGTGCACAGTGGGCAGATTCAGCTTGCCAGGGAGAAAAACTATTACTGCCTTTGCCCTCATGTATTTGTTTCATACATCATCAAGCAGATATTCATTGAGCATGGCTATACTGTCACCGGTGATCTGCTGAATGATTCAGACTTCAAGCAAATTTGCTTTGAAAGCTACCGCTCTGTGAATTGGGCCATCCCACAATTGACTGGCCCATTGATTGAGCCGGTTATTACCGTTACGCCACAAAACCCTGTAAAGATTCGATTGGCTGAGCACGTCCCACCGGTGATGACCATTGGCGAACTATTTGTGGAGCTGCAGAAGCTTTTGCCGATCACATTTTTGATCAATGACAGGTCAAAGAGCTGCCGCATCATTTGGCTGAGTGAGCTATCCGGTACGGGATCAACAGACCGCACTGAAAGATTCTCTCCACAGATCTCACTCAGTTTTGAAACATCAAGCATAGGACCGAAGATCATTGGCTTTGACCGCGCGAGGGATGAAATCTCCATGGAAGCCACTGAAGAGTACATTGATATGGGATCTGTGAATTCAATTGCAGATTTACCCGCGCCATCGTCAGCTGTGCATCAGCACATGTACTATGTGAGATACCTAAACGCATATTATGCCTGTAACAACTACATCGGCGTTGCAGGTGGACCATTTGCAATTTATCTGTGGGTTGTTGTTGGCGATAATGTTGGTGGATACTTCCCGCAAGGGTTTACAGACACCTACAATTCAACCATTGAAGTGTCGCTGATTCGGCAGGGTTTGATAATCAAGGATTACTACGGATCAGGTGATGATCTGGTGGGATACTTCCCGCGCACAGATCGGCTGGGCAACTGGTTTGCTTCTGGCAACAGCAGGGATTTTGAGCCATGGCCGGCGAGGGTGTTTTTTTACCGCGGATCACAACCGTTTTCAGCTGGTGGCACTAAGCCACTTGCCACCAATAGCATCTATAATTTTAATAGTTCATGGCCAATGACTTCCAGCCATTCCACGGTTGGCAACTGGTCACTATCTTACAAGGTTGGTACTGGCAACTTCGGATTGATTGATCGGTTCTGGTCAAATTGGTTGCCATCCCTACAGATTAATGAACTGATCAAGGGCCGTCTATTCCTTAAATTCCATGAGTATCTGCAATGGGACTGGAACAGTGTTCTGCTGCTTCGCAACACACCATACCTGGTGAAGAAAATCACTGAAGTGCTGCCGTACGAAGGGTACATTGATATCGAAGCCCAGCGCGTGCAGTAATCCTGTCCTTTCAATCTGTCCGGACAGTTGCCATATTGCTGTTAAATCAACAGTATGAGTAACGTTTGTCATGCACGCTCAAAGCAGAAACGCAGAAAACTTCGACTTCGCAACCGTATGCAGTCTATTCAGCAGAAAAGGATTGCAAAAAGAATGAAGGAGTTGCAGCCCAAAGGCAAAACCTTAATCGGAATTGATGCCGTAAGGGTTGCAATTCACACCAATGAACTGGCACCAAAAGACTTTTCAGGCTTGTATTATCGCGCCGGGAAGTATTTTGATCATCAGCACAAATTAAGACTCAACCAGCGTCAGAAAAGGAAAAGAGCCAAACAAGCAAACAGGAAATTAAAGCGATGACCAGAATTGCAGATTGGCTGAAGGCCAAGGACTATCTGGAAGGCGTTCGTCTCTACCTCGAATTGGGCACTGATGAGAACCTGATCGAACTGTTTACCTCTGAAGCCAGAACAGAATACAAAGCCAAGCGATTAGAACGCGCCCTGCGTGATCTGGCAAAGGGATCTGCACCACCGCCAAAGCGTGAGCCAGTTGCCGTTGTTTCCAGCCCGGTGAAGGATTGGCCAGATGAGCTGGATGACATCCTTAAAGCTCTCAAGTCTGATGCTATGCGGAAGTTCAAAGAGTTGCAGGACCTGAGATCTCAGCTGCTTCATTTCACGGATGATCACACCAGGGGAGAAGCAGCACATGCCATCCTGAGGCTGGATGATGAGATCACTGAGATATGGGCCAAAAGAGACTACTACCGGGAGCATGGCAGGCTTCCAGCTGAGCAGCAGGATCCATACGTCACAGATCCGCTCAGGATGGGAAAACGCATGGAAACCCTACGCCGGTACATTCGCAGGGAACGTGATAACCTGGCAAAAGATCCTGGCAACGTAGGTGCTGCATCGCGCAGACAAAAATTTATCAAAGAGTACAATTTTTATGCGGAACGACTTGGAGGAAATCATATTCAGGAAGAAGCTACAGCAGGTAGCCAAACCGAAGAATGATGTGGAAGCGGTGATCGCTCATCTGTTAGATGAGAACCAGAAGCTCACAGTAGCTCAGGATCTGTTGTGCACACGTCTGTTATATGCAGACACGATGGTGCGCAGCCGAGAAAAAACCTTTGATCAGGTTGTGCAGGATATTACTGAAAAGTTTGGTGTGTCAAAATACCGCGCTGAACAGGATATCTATGACGCGCAGAGTGTGTTTTCAAAGACCAGGAAGATATCAAAGGCATACGTTCTGCACTATCACATTCAAAGCATCGAACTACAGATCAAAAAGTGTGAAGATGCCAAACAGTTCAAGCTTCTCCCCAAACTGTATGACGCGCTCACCTATGCCCTGAATTCTCTTCCGGAAGACAATGACAAGGGTCAGCCACCACCGGCCACACTGGTCTTCCAATTCAATGGCCAGCTGCCGGTAGAGCAGAAGCCGCTATCTGAAGTGCTCAAAGACACACTAGAACTATTAAAAGCCCCAACGCATGGAGACTACCTCGAATTCGAAGAAGATCATTCAGCTGAATCTGCCTCAGATGATGGTGCAGATGGTTCAGTCGAATGAGACGTGGCTGTTGTGGGGACGCGGTACCGGTAAAACCGTTGGTGGCATAGGCCCGTGGATGGCGCGTGTGGCTGAGGCTATGCCCGGCCACCTTTCCGGATTATTCGGTAAAGACTTTGAAACCCTGGAGAAGAACATCCTGCCTAAGTTTATCCAGGGAATGGAGCTTGCTGGCTACTACCGTGATCAGCACTTCGTCGTAGGTAAGCGCCCACCCAGTCGGTGGCCCAACTGCCTGTATTCAATCAAGCGATGGGATCGCACCATTGCCTGGCATAATGGAACTGTCTTCCAGGAGATCTCGCTATTCAACAAAGGATCTGCCAATGCGTTCGACTTTCAATCCGGCGCTTTTGATGAGGTGAAATTTATGGATCCTGGTCAGCTGGAAGATGAGGTGTATCCAACTTTTCGTGGTTACGAAAAACTGTTTGGTCATCTGCCTGAATATCTCTCAAAGATCTATGCCACTGATAAGTATGCGGACCATGTGCAGATCAAGTGGATCCTGAATAAGAGATCCCGCCATGATCAGCGCAAAGTGGAGACAGTGATCAGGCTGCAGCTGCACCTCAATGACCTGTATCTCATGCTCCCCAAGGCAGGTAGAAACAAAGGGAAGACCATGGCCGCGATCAGACAGATCGAAAGCCATCTTCGTGAGCTGAGAAAAGACCTGGTGTTTGTTTCTGAGGCCAGCGCACGCACCAATATCGAAAACCTTGGTAAGCGTTGGCTTACCGATAAGAGGCGAACCATGGCCAAATATGAATACGCTGTGGCCATAGAGAATGAGGATCCCATCAAGGCTGAAGATTCATTCTATCCATCGCTGACTGAAGAAAGCTTTTATGGACCTGAAGTTGTGAGCGATGTGATAACAACACAGCCATTTGTTATTGCATTGGACTATCAACACAGTGTTACCCCTTTACTGGTTACACAGGCCCAACAGCTCATTGGTCAATCTAAGCCATCAGTCAACTTTGTTAAGGAGTTCTACACTACACCACCAGAAGGGATCAGTGAGTGCATCAAACAGTTCTGCCGATACTATACAGCCCATGCTAATAAAGTGGCCTACTATGTGTATGATGCAACGGCTACTGGTGCAAGGCAGAGTGCTAAGCGATTCAAGGACATAGTGGTTGATGAGCTGAGACGCAATGGATGGCATGTGGTGGAGTGCTACATCGGTGATCCTCCTGATCACTTCTTGAAGTACCAGAGCATCAAGCGATGGATGGAGGGACCTGATGACCAGGCATACCTGGTGAAGTTCAACAAAGCCAAATGCCCAAAGACTGAGATCAGCATGCAGGGCGCTGGTGCTATCGTTGTCAATGGAAAGACCAAGAAGGATAAGAAGTATGAACAGACCAATCGGTTCAAGAGCATTGACCAGACAGAGACCACCCACTTCAGTGATGTAGTTGATCAGCTGTTATGGTATTGGTTTGGTACGGGCAAGGCTATCACCATGCCAGGCACTGGGGTAGGGGTTGCCTTTAGATAGTTGCATAGACAACCATAAGGGCGCCGAGGGTCATATTTCCACCCAAAAAAATCTATCCGGACAGCTGCGGAATAG